CTCGAAGCCGCTGTCAAATTTTTTCTAGATCAATATGTTTCAGACCGAATGTAATGGTAACCAAGCGTCATTGTGAATGTCACTGGTGCTCCAGTACCGTCAAGTGTGTATGTAACATCACCAACCTGTTTAGGATATACTCCAACTAACGTGTATTGTGCCACACGCTCTAATTGTGTGTCAAGTTGTACCAAGTCCACAATAGATGTTTCTTTGGCCATGAAGTAGTTTCCAGTGCTGGTAGCATCATCAAACGTGTCTCTAGTCCATGAGAGCATCAAATTTCTGAGTGTGTCATTAGTGTCACACAAGAATTCAATGTCGTATGAACCAGCGTATTTGATGGATCCGGGAATCCTGAAGTCAAGACCCATGTACGATAAGGTGTTTTCAGATACCTCACGACCAGGTATAGTACCGCCACGAGCATAAACTAAGTCATCCTCGGTGACGACGACACTACCGTCGGCGTTTTGAATGTTAAGTACTCTAAACTGAAAGTCGCGGCTGAAATCTCTCTCTTGCGCTACTCTGTAGAAATCTGTGATTGTTTGTCTTACGTCTGGCATAATTGTTTCTTCCTATAATTATTTAGTCTTAGGATATTAATTCGCTGAAGTCTTGACCAGTTCTTGTGGCGTAGAAGTTCACCAAGATGAATTCTGCAGCACGTGTTGGCTTGATGTATATGTCGATGATCAGCTCGTTCCGATCGATCACGGTGGGTGTGTTGTTACGCTCGTCACAAACGATCAAGTAATCGTACATACCCTGTGTGTTCTTGACTTCTTCAAATATGGGTCTCAACACGTTCAACACCTGTGTTCTCGTGAACAGTGTGTTTGGTTCGAACACGAAGTACTTTGATGTGTTCAGCACTGCTTTTTGCAGATACAAGAACAATCTACGCACATTGATTCGATCGAACGCACTAGGTTTGGCTTGCATGGTCTTTTGACCGAAAATTACAAATCCTTCGTTGGGGAAGTTGGCTATCGGATTGAGACCAATTGTGTACAACTGATCACGTTCCTTTTGCTTGGGATAGAACGCTAGATCTGTTATGCCACTCAACAAACCTCTTGTGAAACCTGCAGGAGCGAACCATGGATAGAAGTTACTGTCCGTGTTGCCCATGTTGGCTGCAGCGAATCCGCTAGTCGGTACCCAGACTCCACGTCCCAACGACTTGTCATTGGTGAATGCCCAGTTGGCGTAAGAGCAGCAGTAGTTGCTGTTCTTGGTACCACCGGTCATGGCGTGGCGTAATGGCCAATATATGTGTTGTGAGAAGTTGACACCTTTTTCTCTGTTGGCAGATGTCAATACCTTGGTGTTTTTACCTTGTACAAATATGTATCTCAGCGGATCGGCAATGAATATGTTGTCTTTTCGCTGGAACTGACAGAAGTTCTTGAATGTGTTGAACACATCGTCATATTTGGTCAAATATGGTAGTGAGCTTCTGTTGTCAATGACTTTGGTGGTGTATAGGCCTTGACCTTCTGAACCAGATCCTTCAGCAGTAGTGAAACTCCCGATGTTGTAGTATGCATCTTCATCAAAACTGTCCTTTGCCACTCCAAGCTCGTCATGAGATCCTACAAACACCGTGCCAAGTCCGGCTTCAACAGTGATGTCGATGGGGAACAGGTCAAAATTGTCTGCTAGCTCGAACACACGCTCCAGTTTACCAGGAATGTTACCTGTGTCTTTAGATTCCGCGACTTGCTTGCGGAACACACCGTGTGGATACAAGTTTTTACCATGTTTCATGTTCACGGTGCCGATTCGTTGTAGTCGTTGCAAAGCGCAGATGAATTGTCTGTCGGCACCTTGTTCTGTATCATTCAAGAATTTCTGTGAAACTCTCAAATCGACCACGTTTTTGTCAGCTGATGGTGCAGTACCGTCTGATAAACTGATTACACTGTCCAACGCTTGTGCGCCGGTGATCTCATCATATGTTCTCAAGTCCAAAGATCCTAACACTCTCACCTTCTTGGTGGGCATGCCATTGGCGTCAAGCCAATTGCCAGAGCCCTTGGAGATGGCGTCATTAACTTTCAAGATCATGTTGGGGCTGCCTTCAGCTTCACTCTCGATGAACATGCTTGTTGGTTCTCCACCGGATGACAAGAATTTCTCTCGGAAGTTGTTGAAACTACCGACAACACTGTCTGTCAGGATGTAGTCAAGTTTGGCAGTGTCAGGTTCCAGTGTGGATTGACGTATCTTGAAAATACCCATGGTGATCACATCACTGAACTCGTCAGTGCCTAGATCATACTCGCTCAAATTCTCGAGCACTTCACTGATGCTACCATCTAGTCCAACTTGCTTACGATTACCGAAGTTATCATATGTGAATCCCGCGCTCAAGCTGAATGTCAAACGACTGGACACACCGTCAAACTCGTCTGGTACGTCGACGTAACCGCCTCCTGTGCCACCAAGCCTCTTGCTGAGACTCTTGAGCTTGTCAACCGCGTCGAAATCAGTCGCGGGGTTCAAATTTGTGTTGTCTGAAAGACCTACATAATATCCTTCGAACTTCTCGTTAACGATGAATTTCTTGTTGTTGATTATCATCATGCCGATGCCACCTTTGTTCTCGATGTCAGCGAATGTGGAGAATGTTTGATTGGCTTTCAATCCGGCTTTGTCAGTCTTGAGACTCACTTCACCTTTGACCAGTTTGGAATATTCCGCTGCGGTCAACTCGATGTTGCTAGGCTCTCCAATATAATAGCGGTCAGACGCTTCCATGTCCCAACCGTAATTGTTCACCACTTTCATGACCAATTGACAAACCAGTGGGTGCATGTATATATAATTTGCTGGTACCGACATGTCCTCACCAGCGATTCTGGCGGTCCATAGACCGGTTCCACCATTCTCATTCACCAGTGTGTGAAGTGGTGTGTCAGCGAAACCATATATATCAGTACCGTCTGTTTCTAAAAATCCTATCTCATCACCGTCTCCAAAAGTGTCCCAGATCTCTCTCAAGGTTTGTGTGGATCCAGCGTAAGTGACGTCTGTGTTCTGCTCGTCACCGGTGCCGTCCAGACTTGAGTCATGACTTATTGCAGGATAGGCGGCAGACTGCATGAATTCCTTACCACCCAACGCTACGTTGATGGCATCTTTCAAGCTGCATCCAGGGTTGGAGGCTTCGTTTGAAAGTTCATACTCTCCCAATGCTCCAAGGTCGCTAGCTCCTTTGTCAAAATAAAACACGATGTCTTCATTCTCTTTGACTGTGGCACGTCGGTTGTTGTTGTTACCCACCATGGCTTCATCACCAAGATCAAACATCTCAGGTCGTGGTATCACAGGATACACTAGCACGCTGCTGTTGTCAGCAAACGTCTCACCAGCATCACCACCGTATGGCAATCTTGTCACCAGCACATTAGCAGGACTCTGGAACACTGCCTTGACCGTATGATACATGTATCTCTCAGCTGCGTTCTGTGGAAGCCCGTAGATTTGCTCGAATTCCGTCAAGCTCGTGACGGTCAACAGCTCATCTGTGGGTCCTTGATTAGCGAAACCAGGTATGAATACCGTGGTGCCGACAGGTAAATTGGGTCGTAAAGAGAGATCTATCTCTTTTATTTCTACTCCGGGGGATTGTATTGTTCTTGC